GCTGATGCTGCTGCCAGATCCTGACGCGTTCGTTTCAGTCAAGCTGGCATAACTTTCCCCAGTGGCCCTGTAGGGCCACATTTCTGGAGTATTTTCCATGACAGAAAAAGAAACCCTTATCGCCCGACTGAAAGAGCTGGGCGTAAAGCTTGATCGTGAGGTCAACGTCACAGGCACGATCCAGGAGCTTACGTTACGTATTTCTGAGCTCGAAGAGGAGCTCGACGAAGACGGACAAGAGGGAGTGGAAGCGGCAAGTAGTGCTGTTATCAGCACGTCAGGCCAGCCTGGCGAAGATATCGCCTCTGGCTCGATTTCCGAAAATCCTGCATCAACAGAGATCGGCGCGCTGGTGGCGGTTGAAACGCTGGTGACCTTGCACATAAACGCGCTTCACGCCACGCGTAACGAGTCTGTGTCTATTGTCGAGCCTGGTGTCGTTATCCGCGTGACTGACGTAGAGGCTAACGACCTGATATCTCGGGAGCTGGCCCGGGAAATCTGACAGGGGGCCGAATGGCTGATTTCGACAATCTTTTTGATGAAGCGATGGCGCGCGCGGATACCACTATACGTGGAGTGATGGGCGCAGAGGCAAGGATAACCTCAGGATCTTTATCCGGCGTCACGCTCCGAGGGGTCTTTGACGATCCAGAGAACATTGGTTACGCCGAAGTGGGGATCCGAATTGATGGAACCAGGCCGACGTTGTTTGTGAACACATCGGATGTTAGCGGGCTGGAAAGGCTGGACACGCTGAAGGTTAACGGCCGTGAATTTTGGGTTGATCGCGTTGGCCCGGATGATTGCGGGTCCTGCCATGTTTGGCTGGGTAGTGGATCACCTCCCGGCGGTTCGCGGCGTCGTTAAGGAGCATTCATGTCGATAAAAGGTCTTGAGCAGGCGATCGCTAACCTGGATAGCCTGGACAGAAATATGGTTCCCAATGCCAGCGCATGGGCTGTGAACCGGGTTGCTGCTAATGGCGTCTCGGTTGCCGTCCGAAGGGTGGCGAAAGAAACGGTAGCCGGTGATAACCGCGTTTCGGGAATACCCGTAAAGCTGGTCCGACAAAGGGTGCGAATCAACAAAGCCTCGGCGTCTGGGCATTCAGCGGCCCGAATTAAGGTTAACCGAGGCAATCTTCCCGCCATCAAACTCGGTGCCGCGCAGGTCAGGGCGACGAATCGAAAAGGCCCGCTGGTTCGAAAAAGTAGCGTGCTGAGAATTGGCCGTTATGTTTTTCGCGACGCCTTTATCCAGCGTCTGGCTAACGGCCGCTGGCACGTCATGAAGCGCATTGCAGGTAAAAGTCGTTATCCCATCGACGTGGTCAAAATCCCATTGTCCGCGCCCCTCACCACTGCTTTCGAAGCAGAGAAGAAACGCATGCTTGAAGAGGAAATGCCAAAACAACTTGGCTATGCCCTCAGGCAACAACTGAGGTTGCATCTGACACGATGAAACACACTCTCATTCGCCAGAAAATTATTGATGAGCTTGAAGAGGCCATCGGGAACGACGTCATGTTTTTTGATGGGCGCCCGGCTGTCATTGAGGAGGAGGATTTTCCTGCCGTCGCGGTCTATCTGACCGATGCGGAGTATACCGGCGAAGAACTTGATGCCGATATGTGGGTGGCAACGTTACATATCGAGGTCTTCCTGTCCTCGCAGGTACCAGATTCCGAACTGGATGAATGGATGGAAAGCCATATCTATCCGGCCCTCGCTGATGTTCCCGGCCTCGATTCACTGTTAACGCTCATGGTTCCACAAGGCTTCGATTACCAGCGCGATGATGCGATGGGGCTGTGGACTTCCGCCGATATGAAATATTCAATCACTTACGAAATGTGAGGAAAACATGCCAACACCAAATCCACTCGCTCCTGTAAAAGGTGCCGGTACCACGCTCTGGCTTTACACCGGCACGGGCAACGCTTTCGCTAACCCACTCTCTGATATCGACTGGAATCGCCTGGCGAAGATCAAAGAACTTACGCCGGGCGAAATGACCGCCGAATCGTATGACGATACTTACCTCGACGACGAGGATGCCGACTGGAACGCCACTGCCCAGGGGGCAAAATCTGCTGGCGATACCTCGTTCACACTCGCGTGGAAGCCGGGCGAAGAAGGGCAAAAAGACCTGGTAGCATGGTTTATTGATGGCTCAGTACGCTATTACAAAATCAAATACCCGAACGGTACCGTCGACGTTTTCCGCGGTTGGTGCAGTAGCCTGGGTAAAGCCATCCCGGCAAAAGAAGTCATTACCCGTACAGCGAAAATCACCAATACCGGCAAGCCGGAGCTGGCTGAAGAAAGCGGGACCCCGAATATCCCCGTGACCAGCGTTACGCTCGATAAAGCCACTGCAAGCGTGGCCGTCGGCGCAACCACAACGCTCAATGTGACGGTTAACCCTGCCAGCGCCTCAGATACCTCGTTCCGCGTGGCAACCTCCGACGGGGCAAAAGCAACGGTCACCGTTAGCGGCAACGCGATCACCGTCACCGGCGTGGCGGCAGGCACCGCTGACATTATTGTTATGACCAGCGACGGTAATTTCGTTGCGGTCTGCAAAATCACCGTAACTGCAGCGTAAGGAAGGATGCATGTTTCTGAAAAAACAGAAGTTCACCTGGCAAACAGAATCCCTGACAATCTTCGAGCTGTCGGCGCTTCAGCGTATTGAGTACATCAAGTTTATGGCCGCAGAGGAAAAGGCCGTCAGCGCTGACAGCGACGGCATCAGCGATCAGGAAATGACGGCCAGGCTGATTGGCTCAAATATTCGCTGCGGTGCGCGTTTGATCGCGATGTCTTTGTGGCACAACGATCCGGCTGGCACGGATGTGGAAACGTTGTATCAGCAAGTCCTGAACGGCTGGCCGCCGGAGGCGATCGGTAAAGCCGAAATGGAAATAAAGCTGCTTTCCGGCATGCTCGTTCCGGTTGAGGATGACAATGCCGCCAATCCAGATGCCTCTGCTGAGGCCGAAAGCTCAGAACCCGTTACGGCGGAAAAGCCCTTGCCAGCGAGCTGAAGTTTGTCCTGAATCTGGCGCGCGAGTTCGGGCGACCCGACTGGCGCGCCATGCTGGCTGGAATGACTTCCAGTGAACTGGGCGACTGGCACCAGTTCTACCGGGAGCATTATTTTCAGGACGCGCAGCTCGATGCGCATTTTTCCGGATTGCTTTACTCCATCTCCACTCTTTTCTTCCGTGACCCGGAACTTACCCCCGCACATTTCAGTCTGCTTTCTCCTTCAAGTAGCGTCATCAGTGATGATGAACCGGATGATGACACGCTGATGACCGCCGCTGAGGGGATCACAGGAGGTATCCGATATGGCCCAGCAGATTAGCGATCTGGTTATTAAGCTGGATGTTGACCGCGCCACTTTCAGCGAGCAGGTCGCCCGAATCAAAGGGCAACTGACAGGAATGGCGGATGAGTCTGATAAAGTTCAGGCGCGAATGCAGCGTGCTGCGGATCGTCAGAGCGCAGCACTAAAGAGCGTGGGCGACGCTGGTGCAGCTGCAGCTTCTGAGATGAAAGCCCGTCAGTCTGCTGCAACAGAAGGGCTTGCCAAAGACTGGCAGAACGTCTCGAAATCCGTTGATGAAACTCACCGCCGCGTGACCGAGCTTAATCAACGCATGCGTGAAAATGACGGGCAGGCCGCAGCACTTGCCCGTCGACAGGATGAACTGGCGGCATCATTTTTCCGCCAGATTGACGGCGTTCGCCAGCTCAATGGTGAAACTCAGTCTCTTGCTAACGTGCAGGCGCGCTTTAGAGCGGCAAGGGCACAGGGAAACATCACTCAACAGGATTACCTCGCTCTTATTTCCCGAACAACGGCCCGGCAAAAAGAACTGCAGGTAGTGGAGGAAAAATCTGCGGCAGCGCGTACACGATTTCTTACCCAACTGAAACAACAGGTCGCGGAGCAAAAACTATCCGGTACCGAGCTGCTGCGCATGAAAGCGGCGCAGGTCGGAGCCAGTGATGCGGCGGAGGTCTACATCCGCAAGCTTGAGGCCGCAAAAGTCGCTACGCATGGGCTGGGCCTACAAAGCTCTGCGGCACGCCGTGAAATCGGCATCTTGGTTGGTGAGGTCGCCAGAGGGAACTTTGGTGCCCTGCGCGGCTCCAGTATCACGCTGGCCAACCGCGCCGGTTGGATAGACCAGCTTATGACGCTGAGGGGGCTTGGCATCGCTGGTGTAGTCGGAGGCATTGGTGCAGCAGTCATCGGTCTGGGTAAGGCCTGGTATGACGGCAGTAAAGAGTCAGAGGAATTCAACAAACATCTGATCCTTACCGGGAACTATGCCGGGAAAACATCAGGTCAACTGCAGGCGCTTGCACGCTCACTGGCGGGTAATGGCATCACACAGCATGCTGCTGCAGGCGTGTTGGCGCAGGTCGTTGGAAGCGGCGCGTTCAGCGGTAATGACGTCAGCATGGTCAGCAATGTTGCCGCCAGGCTGCAGCAGGCTACCGGGCAGGCCGTTGACGAAACCATAAATCAGTTTAAACGCCTGAAGGATGATCCGGTTAACGCGGTCACGACGCTCAACGATTCCCTTCATTTTCTGACCGCCACCCAGTATGAACAGATAGCTTCTGCTCAGGCGCTGGGGGATTCGCAGAAAGCTGCCGAGCTGGCCATGCGGGCATATTCTGACGCGGTCATTCAGCGCGCCGGGGCGGTCGAGGATAATCTTGGCTCCCTCGAAAAAGCCTGGAACTGGGTGAAGAATGCCGCCTCCGGTGCATGGGATGCGATGCTTGGCATAGGGCGTAATCCTGACACCGCGATGAAGCGCCAGGACTCTTTTGCTGAATGGCAGGCAGCAGAGAAAGAGTACCGAGCGCTGTCCAGCAATCTTAAGGTCGACCCTGATTATGCTGGTAACAACGTTCTGCAGAAAGCGGATGCGGAAAGGCTGAGAAACGCGCGCCAGCAGGTGGAACTGAAAAAGCAGGCTTACGATCTTGCCGATCAGCAATACGCCAAGGAAGGGCTGGCAGCCGCGCGTGAAAAAATGCGAACGGACCAGCAGGCTCAGGCAATCCGCAGCCAGCAGCAGTTTAACCAATTGGTGGAGTCCGGCGCGACGGCGGTAGAAAAGCGGGCTTCAGCAGAGAAAAAGCTCAGTCAGCTTATTGAGAAAAACCGCCAGGATGCGAAAGACGGTGTCGTCACGCTGTGGACTGAAAAGGATATTGCCGCGGCCCGCGCCGGGATTGAAAAGCAGTGGAAGGATCCAAAAACGCCGAAAGGCAAAAGCTACTCAACGCCCGCCGGGGACAAAGCCGAGGAAAAGGCGCAGGCCGAACTTCTCACCCTTCAGGCCCAGCTTAAAACGCTTGAGCAGCATACCAGCGTTAACGACGTCATAAGTAAACAGCGTCAGGATCTCTGGCAGACTGAAAATCAATTCACCGTTCTGCAGGAGGCCGCGGGGCGTCGTCAGCTTACGGCGCAGGAAAAATCCCTGCTGGCGCACAAGGAAGAAACGCTCGAATACAAGCGGCAGCTGGCCGACCTGGGCGATAAGGTCGCCAGCCAGCTAAAGCTCAACCAGCTGGCCGATCAGGCAGTGAAGTTTGAGCAGCAGCAAAAAGCCGCCAGGGCGGGCCTGCAGGCTCAGTCTGAGGGGGTATCCACCCGGGAAGCCGGGCGACAAACTACTCTGCAGCGTCTCAGCGAAAGCTATTCGTACAATCCTCAGGCGCAGCAAAAGGTTCTCGAAGAGCAAAGGGCGACGTTCGAGGCTGAAGATGCCCTGCGCGCAAACTGGCTGGCCGGTGCGAAACAGGGCTGGGCCGAATATCAGGATTCAGCAACAAACGTCTTCAGCTCGGTACAGCAGATTTCACAGGCAACGTTCAGCGGGCTGGCGGGCCAGCTTACCAGCCTGACTACAACCGGGAAGGCGAGCTTTCGGGACTTCACCAGCTCGATCCTTAAAATGATTGTGTCCGTTATCAACCAGCTGCTGGTGGCTTACGCCATCCAGAGCGCAATGGGCTGGGTGAGCGGCGGGGCGAAAACCTCCTCTGCAGGTCAGTCATTCGCGGTCCCGTCATACCGGCCACAAGGTTTTGACGTAGGTGGCTATACCGGGCACGGCGGAAAATATGAGCCTGCAGGAGTGGTACATCGCGGGGAGTTCGTCTTCACCAAAGAGTCAACCAGTCGTATCGGCGTGGCCAATCTTTATCGGCTTATGCGCGGGTATGCCTCGGGTGGTCTGGTCGGCGGCGGGAGCGCAGCCGGGGCTGGTATGGGCGGGATCAGTGTTTATGCCCCAGTCAGCATCAACCAGCAGGGGAGTGACGGGAGCATAAATCAGGCGAACGCCACGGGGACGGCGAAACAGCTGCAGGCGATTGTTCAGCAGACAATCACCGAGCGACTGAAAAAAGAAATGTCCGCAGGCGGCGTGCTTTATTCGAGGAGGAATCAGTGACGGACACGTTTACCTGGCGCACGCGAAAAACCGCGCAGGGCACTGAAACAGCCCGAACGCTGCAGGCGCAGTTTGGCGATGGCTACAAACAGATCGCGGGGATGGGTATCAACGACAAACAGGAAACGTGGAACCTGGACTGGACGGGAACCAGACAGGAAGCCGCTGAGCTGCGCGCTTTTCTGATGTCTCACGTCACTAAATCGTTCTGGTGGACAACGCCATGGGGGGAAAAAAAACTGTTCAGAATGAAGGCCGATTCGTTCAGCGTTTCATTCCCTACCGGGAAAAAAGCCACGGTGGCCTTCACTTTTGAACAGGCGTTCGCGCCCTGATTTTTCGACAAACACTGAAAGCTGCCTCCGGGCGGCTTTTTTTATGGGGGGAGTATGAGTTTTACGGCAGATATACAACAGCTTGAGCCCGGCAGCGTTATTCAGCTGATTGAGATCGACGGCACTGAATTCGGTATGGATCAGGTGCTGCGTTTTCATGCGCACAATATTCAGGAAGAGGGGTGGGCAGCCTTCGCCGCAGAAAATCTGCCCGCAATTATCTGGCAGGGAAACCAGTACGATCCCCATCCCTACGAACTGAAGGGGATGGAGTTATCGAGTACAGGGTCCCAGCCAACGCCCACGCTGTCCGTCGGGAACGTCGGAAACTATGTCACGGCACTGTGTCTTGAATATGACGATATGGTCAGGGCGAGGGTCAAAATCCATACCACGCTTTCGAAGTATCTCGATGCCGCCAACTGGAAAAACGGTAATCCAGGTGCCAGCCCGGCCGATGAGCGCGTACAGCTCTTTTACGTCAATGCTAAAACCGCAGAGACGCGGGTACAGGTTGATTTCGAGCTGTGTTCGCCTTTCGATATTCAGAGCCTGCAGCTGCCAACACGGCAGATTATTCCTGTCTGCACCTGGTGTATGCGAGGCTGGTACCGAAGCGGGACCGGATGCGATTACAACGGCACGAAATACTTTACCAAAGACGGTACGCCGACCGATGACCCGTCGAAAGACGTTTGTGGCGGCCGCCGGCAGGATTGTCAGGATCGTCACGGCCCGGACGCGCCGCTGCCGTTCGGTGGTTTTCCGGCCGCCAACCTGCAGGGGAAATAAAGATGCGTGAAAAATTGCTGGATGCTATCCGTCAGCACGTCGCTGCTGAATACCCCAAAGAAGCCTGCGGTCTGATTGTTCAGTCAGGCCAGCAGCAAATCTTTATTCCCTGCCGCAACATTGCCGATAAACCCGAGGATACATTCACGCTCTCCCCGGAAGACCAGCTCGCTGCCCGCGCGCGCGGTGAGATCATCATGCTCATTCATTCCCATCCGGATGTGGTTCGGCTGGTGCCCTCGGAGCTGGACCGGATCCAGTGCGACTGGTCGGGTATTGAGTGGGGGATCATGTCCTGGCCGGACGGGGATTTTTGTACGATTTCCCCGCGTGAAGACCGGGATTATGCCGGGCGGCAGTGGGTACTGGGTTACGCCGACTGCTGGTCGCTTATCCGTGAATTTTATCTGCGCGAATACGGCATTGTTCTCGGGAACTATTCGGTACCTTACGAATGGTGGGAGAGCGGCAAGGAGCGGCTCTACGACGACAACTGGGAGCGTGAGGGATTTGTTGAGATTGCCGCCGGTGCAATGCAGCCAGGGGACATCATCATGATGAGTGTGCAGGCATCAGTGACTAATCACGCCGCGGTATACGTGGGTGACAACATCATTCTCCATCATCTGTTCGGGCATCTTTCTTCGCGAACGCCTTATGGAAAATATTATCGTGACAGAACGGTCCGGGTGGTCAGGCATAAGGAGAGAATGCATGGTTAAGACGCTAATTCTCGAAGGGAAAATGGCTAAAAAATTCGGTAAACGCGTTCAGTTTGATGTTGCCGACCTGCGCGAAATGCTCAGGGCAGTATGTTCGCAGGTTCCCGGCTTCAAAAAATACATGTCGGAAGCCCATATGAAGGGGATCCGTTTCGCCTTTTTCAACGAGGATAAGAATATCGGGCTGGAAGAGTTCGATATGACCCGCGGGGGAAGCGTATATCGGATCGTGCCCGTTTATGAGGGGGCCAAAAACTCTGGCGTCCTTCAGATAGTTGTTGGTGCCGTTGCGCTGGTCGCCGCATTCTTTACTGCTGGTGCGAGCATGGCCGCGTGGGGGGCAGCCATGAGTGCAACAGCCATCAGTGCCACGTCAATTTTGACCGGGGTCGGGGTGTCAATGATGCTGGGCGGCGTTGTCCAGATGCTCACGCCCCAGCCATCCTTCGGCGCGGGTAAATCCTCAAGCACGGATAACACGCCTAACTATGCCTTCGGGGCGCCGGTCAATACCGTCGCTATGGGGCATCCTGTCCCCCTGGCCTACGGTCTGATCGAGGCAGGGGGAGCGATAGTCAGCGCCGGTATGTACTCGAGCGATCAGCAGTAGGCCAGCTGCCATTAACTTAAAGGTGCTTCGGCACCTTTTTTTATGGGTGAAAAAATGCAGCTTCTTGAACAAGAAACCATCCTGCAGGGTGCCAAAGGGGGCGGGGGTAGCGCGCACACTCCGGTTGAGCAGCCTGACGATCTGCTGTCGGTCGCAAAATTAAAAATGCTCATTGCCGTTTCTGAGGGGGAAATACAGGGCGACCTGACCGCACAGAACATTTTTCTCAACGATACGCCGCTGGCAAACGACAGCGGGGAGTACAACTTCAGCGGCGTGAAATGGGAGTTCCGCAAGGGCACACAGGACCAGACTTACATCGCCGGGATGCCCCAGGTCGATAACGAGCTGGCGGTGGGCACCACGGTCACTACCACGTCGCCCTGGACACGCCAGTTTACCAATCTTTCCCTGGATGCCATCCGCATCAAGCTCAGCCTTCCGGTCCAGTATCTCTATAAAGATAATGGCGATATGGTGGGCACGGTCACCGAGTATGCGATCGATTTATCAACGGACGGCGGCGCGTGGAAAACGGTTGTAAACGGCAAGTTTGACGGAAAGACCACGACGGAATATCAGCGAGATCACCGTATCGATCTGCCAAAATCCACGTCCGGCTGGGCTGTCAGAGTCAGACGTATTACGGCTGATGCCAGTGGATCAAATTCGAAACTGGTTAACGCCTTCAAGGTGTTTTCGTATGCGGAAGTCATCGACAGCAAGCTTCGTTATCCTTTAACCGCGCTACTGTATGTCGAAGTGGACAGCAGCCAGTTCAACGGCAGCGCGCCGAAAGTGACCTGTAAGATAAAAGGCAAGTTGATTAAGGTTCCGGATAATTACGATCCTACAACCCGAACCTATTCTGGCTCATGGTCCGGCGGGTTCAAAATGGCCTGGTCCAATAACCCCGCCTGGATATTTTACGATCTGATTCTGGATGAAATTTACGGCATGGGCACGCGCGTGGATGCGTCCATGGTGGATAAGTGGGCGCTGTATTCAATCGCCCAGTATTGCGACGAGCTGGTTTCCGACGGGGCTGGTAGCACCGAACCGCGTTTCACCTGCAACATTTTCATTCAGAGCCAGGAGGACGCCTGGCAGGTACTTAACGATCTCGCCGCGGTATTTCGTGGAATAACGTTCTGGGGCAACGATCAGATTTATGTCCAGGCAGACGTCCCGCAGGACGATGTTGATTGGGTTTATAACGTCTCAAACGTTATCGATGGGCTGTTTAATTACGCGGGCGGCTCATACAAGAATCGCTACAGCTCCTGCCTGGTGTCCTGGTCCGATCCGCAGAACCATTACAGCGATACCGTTGAGGGGGTCTACGATTCGGCGCTTGTAGAGCGTTACGACGTCCGGCAGACGTCCCTGACCGCAATCGGCTGCACCTCGCAAAGTGAAGCGCACCGACGCGGTCGCTGGGTATTGCTCTCCAATGCCAAAGACGGGACCGTATCGTTTGGTGTGGGGCTGGACGGTTATATCCCTCTGCCCGCTGAAATTATCGGTGTCGCCGATCCTTTCCGTTCTGGTAAGGAGAATGGGGGCCGCATAAGGGCGGTCAACGGCCGCCAGATTACCCTGGATCGAGAAATAGACTACGCGGCGAAAGACCGGCTGGTGGTTAACCTTCCCGACGGAAAAGCCCAGACGCGGACAATCAGCGCGGTGAGCGCCGATAAAAAAACGGTGACGGTGGCTACGGCATTCAGTCAGGTTCCTGTGGCGGGCGCTGTCTGGGCGATAGACAGTGATAACCTCGCAATACAGTACTTCAGGGTCACTTCAATCGCGGCTAACGACGACAGCACAGGCGGTTTCACTATTACGGCCGTTCAGCACGATCCAAACAAATACCGTTACATCGATGACGGCGTTCGGGTCGAGTCGCCCCCGATCACCGTCACGCCGATAAGCGTCCTGTCTGCTCCGAAGAATATCGTGGTGACTGAGAACGATCATGTGTCTCAGGGGCTGACTGTAGCAAGCCTGGAGGTGTCATGGGATAAGGTAGAGGGCGCAATCCGGTACGTTGCCCAGTGGCGTAAGGACAACGGGGACTGGATAAACGTTCCGGTTACCAGCGCGCAGGGTTTCTCGGTTCAGGGCATTTATTCGGGCAGCTATGATGTGCGCGTCCGGGCGCTGAATGCGCAGGATACGTCGTCACCATGGGGATACGGTGAAACAACTTATCTCTCCGGTAAAACGGGAAAACCGGGTACTCCGCTCAACTTCCTGGCGACCGAAGATGTGGTCTGGCATATCGACTTGACCTGGAAATTTCCGGATGGCTCTGGCGACACGGCCTATACAGAGATTCAGCGCGCCACAACTGCCGACTACGCCAATCCTGAACTGCTGGTCCTGGTGCCGTACCCGGCTGCAGATTATCAACATGGACCCATGCCGGCTGGCGTTCGCCAGTGGTACCGCGCGCGCCTGATTGACCGTATTGGTAACGCCGGAGACTGGACCGACTGGATCATGGGCACGTCCTCGATAGATGTCAGCGAAATAACCAATGACATTCTGGAGGATATGAAAGAGTCGGAAACGTTCAAGGACCTAATCGAGAACGCGGTGGACAGCAATGAAAAAATTGCTGGCATGGCTGACGACATTAAACAGAATGCCGACGACCTTGAGCAGCAGGCGCTGGCCATTCAGGAAAACGCTGATGGTCTTGCGCAGGCCGAGGTGAAAATCGACGAGATATCCGTATCGATGGATGGAATGACGGGAGGGGTAAAGAACTCTGCAATCGCCATTATCCAGAACGGGCTTGCTCAGGTTAATTCCCGTCGATCTCAAACCGTGACGAATGCCGGAAACAGCGCCAGCATTGACCGCATTGACACAACTATTGCGGATACCAGTTCGGCTGTTGCCCGTGCTCTTGTTACGCTCGATGCATCTGCTGGTGGCAATATTTCCAACGCAACTGACCTCACCGAAACCCTGGCTGACTTCACTCAGGCATCTGCAACAAAAATCAATTCTCTGACCGTAACGGTGAATGGACAGACTGCTGCTATCACGCAAACCGCTAATGCGGTGGCTGACATTAACGGCAACATCAGTGCGATGTATAACATCAAAGTTGGCGTGGCCGCTAACGGGCAGTATTACGCTGCAGGGATGGGGATCGGCGTAGAGAACACTCCTTCTGGTATGCAGTCGCAGGTTATCTTCCTGGCAGATCGTTTCGCCGTAACCACCCAGGCTGGCAGCACTGTAGCATTGCCCTTTGTGATCCAGAACGGCCAGACTTTTATCCGAGATACATTCATCCAGGACGGGACCATATCTAACGCTAAGATTGGTAATTACATCCAGTCAAATAACTACGTGGCGGGTTCCGCTGGCTGGAAACTTGATAAGGGTGGCACCTGGGAAAACTACGGCAGCGACGGTCAGGGGGCAAGAAAATCGACCAACGTCACTGACAGTAT